TAGTCCATCACAAAACCATTTTCAGCAAACTCAATGTTTACACCAGTTACTTCTTTAGTGATACGTGCCATTAGATATCTCTTTCATAATTTGTTTACGTTGTTCATTACTATAAGTAGACCACATACGAATATCGTCTTGGTGCCTACCACACCCTTTGCAGTAGGCACCTTCTAGACGACATACTCTTATACAAGGAGTAAGTTGTTCTTTAACGTCAGGCATTAAATTTCACAGCCACCAGCTGCGCAAGCTAGTGTTTGAGCACCTTCTGTGTTATCTTCTTGTTCATACTCAGATAGCTTGCTAAAGTCAACTACAGGCATTTCAGCTACAAGCTTATCATATTCCATAGCATTAATATCTTCGTATGGTGCTTGTTGATATGTATGCTCTGAGTATGGAAGGAAACTAATACCAGTTACATAGTCAAAGTGTTTGTATACCCAAGCACCTACATCAAGCCATTCGTGGTCTTTTACATATACAGTTACTGATACTGAATGTTCTGCCCAGTATTTCTTAAATAGTAACCAGTTTTCTAGCTGTTCAATAGCTGTTTGATTATTAGCTAATGTAGCGCCAGCAGGTGATTTAATTGGGAAACTAAACACAGTAGTCTTTAAAGGATTCATTACATCAGGTTCACTAGGTACACCTTGATCTTTTAGCATTTGTGTTAAAGGATCGTGGTTAGCCTGACGAACACGACGAATGTAATAAGGAGCAAATCGACCATGAATACCAGAGGCTGAATCTACTAGTTGAGAAACAGTCCCAGAAGGCTTAACAGTGGTAATAGCAGCAGAAGGGTTAATCCCAATACGAGCAGCATACTCTTTGTTAATTTCATAAGCGTGAGCTTTCATGGCTTCAAGTAGCTTTGGATCTGGATTACGCAGAATCTTACAATCTTGAATACCAGTTAAAGACACACCTAATAGTGCTTCTTCTTCACAGTTCTTTTTCCAAACAGAACGAACATATTTGAAATCAGTCAGTGAAGCTTGAAGTGTACCGAGAATTGTTGCAAGACGTACTTTACGAATTAAATCCTTATGAGTGTCATTTTCACGACATACTACTTCAGTAAGGTTACAAAGCTGACCATCTCGTAGCGCAATTTCTGCACAAGGATTAAGGCCAACAATCTGATCAGCATCACGGCGTTCTGGTGCCATAGCTTGCAAACCATAACGAGATACAATACCACGTTCACCAGAGCCAGACTTCATAAGTGCTGTCCACTCATCCATGAATACAGCCATAGAAGGCTTTTGTTCATAACCTGCGGAGTTGTTAGCAAGAGCACGATGAGGTGCTGTTTCCCACCAACGCCCTGACTTACAGTCACGAACTTCAGGATCACCAAGGTCTGAAATAGAAATAAGAGCAGAACGACGAACACCGCCTACAACAACGATTTCAGCAATTTTACATACAATATCATGGACCTCAATTGGACGTAGTTTTCGACCCGCTGCTTTCTTAAATGTTTCTGTTACAAAAGCAAAAAGATCCATAAGTGGTTTCGGACCAGAAGCTCGTCCACCCATAGTCTTAAGTCTAGCGCCTTCAGGCCGAATTTTGCTATAATCCCATTCATGCTCATTCCCTAAATATAAATCAGCGATTAGCTTACGTAGTGCTTTAGCCCAGCCTTCTGCTGAGTCTTCTATAGCAATAACACGTTCAGTCTTAGTAAACGTGTCGTTAATAATTGGCAGTTTGTTTACGTCTTTAGCTTCACAGCCAAAACCAACACCAGTACCTGCCATAAGAATGAAAAGAATTTCATCAAATACTCGGGGATGGTCTACAGATTTAAAGCTACAATTGTAGCCTCGGAAGTGATTCTTTTTAAGAGCTTCACCTGCAGACCACATTGATCGCATAGAAGGCATTACTTCGTGATTTAGAATAGCTTGGCGTAGTTCTTCAAACTCACTATCTTTAAGCTTGTCACCTTGCATATCTTTCCAGAAGTTAATGACACGATCTACTGTCTCTTCCCATGTTTCACGACGACCTTTATCATCTAGAAAACGTGAGTAGCGTGACAGGTGGATAAAACTTCTATAAGCGTCCATTTTATTATTCCTTATTATTGTTTGCTAAGTTTTGTTGCTAACTCTTCAATCATATTTTCTTTAGTAAAACGCTTATCTAAATCAATTCCAAATTCAGTAATTGCGTATTCATCTAGCTGATCTTTATTCATAGAATCATAAAGCTCATCTCTAATAAAAAGTTTACCTGTATCATACCACATATCTTTTAAAGTATTAAGATTTTTACGCCCATGAACTTTAATAACATTAGGATTGTTTACGTAAGCATCAAACTGCTCGTCAGTGTAACCTTTTTGTTTTAATTTATCAAATACACTCTTCAATGCATTTTCTCCTTGTTGTATTCATTGTTAAACCAAGTATCAGCATAGTGATACAGCATTTTATAAAACTGGCCTTCTTGCGGATCTTCAGGATCAAACTCTTCCTGAAGCCCTTTTAAATAATCTTGAATATGCGGATTAAGACCCGATACATCGGGGCCACAATCCATTAACTGATATATAATTGACAACAAAAATACTTTTTCTTGTTCCATTAAATCATAATTTCCTCTGAAAACTTTTCTGAACCTTTAGCTAGTCTGCCTGTTTGGAAGTCATAGTGAAGGTTTCCTGACGGACCTGTGAGACCAGTGTATCGACATTTAAGGACTTTTGTTTTAATAGTGTTACGCTCTTCAACGCTATCTGACCCAACATTTCTAGCAAAAGCAATAATGTCCATAGAAATTTGCTTAATAGAACCAGAGCCACGAATATCATCCATTGACGGTAATTTACCTTCTTCAAAGCTTCTTCCCTTATTGTCTGTTTTACGCAAGTGACTAATTAGACCAATCCACACATTGTGCTTTTTAACTAGTCTAAGCAAGTCATTCATAATTTTGTCAATTGCTTCATTACCAGATAGACCTTCTGCTCCCTCAGAAGCAAGAATAGTAATGTGATCTACAAATAAATATTTAACACCAGATAAACACATATACTCAAGAAAATCCATAATAGAGCCATCCGAAATGGACCCTTGATGATCAAGTACCATAACCCTATCATCGCCAAAGATAAGATTGAAGCCGTGTTGAAGCTGATCAATAGGAATCTCCTCATTAGCGGGGTTTTTATTTATAGCCATGCCCGCCATCTTTCTGGCTGTTTCTGCAGGGCTTTCTTCCAGAGATATAATACCAATCTTGTCTTCTGTGATATTAAGAAGGTGAACTGCAATTTCCCGTAACAAAGTAGACTTGCCAGACCCCGTGCCAGAAGTCCATAAAGTAATTTCACCAAAACGCATACCTTTTAATTTTTCGTTCAAACCCTCCATGAAATCAGGATAAGGGACTGACTCAATTTCATTATACTTTTCAAGTTGATTCCACAGTTCGTCTTTATTAAGAATACCTGCTGGAGTATAAGTTTGTGCGTTGTAAATATAAACTAGTAATTTATCTGGCTCTTTAATCCAAACATCGCTCGCATCTTTTTCATTGCATTTAACAATTTTAATTTTATCATAACCAATTATCCTAGCTGCTTCTTTTGTAGCTATTTTTCCAGCTTCATCATTGTCAAGCCAAAGAATTACTTCATCAAATTTACGGATATGCTCTCTGTGAGAGATTAAGTCTTTAACACTAGATGCAGAACGCAAAGAAATTACTGGATAAAAAGTTTTATATTTTTTATACCATGCCGTTTGAACAGCCATTGCATCAAGTTCACCTTCAGTAATAACTATTCTTTTTCCGCTTGAATACAAATTTAAACCAAATAAAGACTCAGTTACTTTACCAATCGATGAAAAAGTTTTTGGCAGTTTTCTTACCTTATAACCTACGATAGTGCTAAGATCAGAATCATAATGAGGGTAATAATGAGCATCAATATTACCGTCGAAGTCATAGGATACTTTGACTCCATAGTGCTCAGCCACTTGCTTATAGATATTACGTTCTTTAAAACCCCTTGAAGGATATTCATTTGTAATTTCCTTTACCTTGTCTGTAAAGTCTTTTTGAGTTGTTTCTTGTTTTTCCATATAATTCTCATCTACAGCTTTGTATGATTTCCTACAGGAAAAGCAAAAAGCAGATCCATCATCGTATATTTGTTTTGCATCACTGCTTCCGCAGCTTTCGCATGGTTGATTACGAATTACTATCCGTCCCATCGTCATTTTCCATCGTAATTTCTGCTACAAGTTTACTTAATTCTTGAGCTAACAAGAAAAACATTACGCTAATAATTGGATCCATAAACGGAATACCTGCTACGTAAAGCACTAAGTTTGCTGCTAAAACAATTACACTTGTTAACCATAGTGCTGGCGCTAATGGTGAAATCTTCATTCAAGCCACCTTTTCTTTATTTTGTTAATATAGGACTTCGTACGATTTGTAGGTGCCTCACTTGGAACAAACCGGATAGCAGCAATTTGTCTATTGTAAAAACGTGGTTTACCATCAGACTTATACTCGGTCATGCAATCAGATAACATTTGTAAATATGCTTCCGCATAATACAAACCTCCTTTTGTTTTATAGAAGTCTACAATCTCAAATTTAAAGGCGTCTTTACCATACTTTTTTATGTCATTTTTAACATGAACAGACGAGCCTACATAAGTACGCCATGACATTTCTTTTCCATAAGTTTTGGATTTCTTTTTACCACGATGATAAAGCTGTTTTTTACCAATATAGAATTGATTGGTTGCTTTATTTTCAATACAGTATACAAACCCAAACCACTGTTCTGGATCAAATTTATAAGGGTACTCCCAATGCCCGATCTCATTCTTCGATAGCATTGTCATAACGTTCCCTTGTAAATTTAAAATGATCACCAATATGCCGCCAAATATGAATTAGACGAGCATTAGCTAACATATACTCATAGCCTTGTTCACCATAATAATTATGATAAGCACTACAAACAGCAGAAATATAATCTTCAGAGTCTTCTAAAAGATCATCTGCTTTCTTTGGACCAATACCGGGGACACCGGGAATGTTATCTGTAGAATCTCCCATAAGAATTTGTTTCCAATAATGCTTATTTGCATAGCTTGGCTCAATTGTGTATGTTTCTTTTTTACGAGGATTGTAATGTAATCCTTCTACGCAGTCTAAGTCCTTGTCTACAGTAACGACAACAAATGGCTTTTTACCTCGGCATTCTTCTGCCCAAGTACGCACCATATCGTCAGCTTCACAGTTATCAGTAAAAATACAACCATCGTAATCATTTACAATACCAGACTTCAAATCATCAAACCATTCTGGTCGAGTGGATTTTGACTTTGATCGATTAGCCTTATATTCACTATAAATATCTAATCTAAAGTTGTTAGGACCACCAAGGGCCATTACATAGTCTTCTGCAAAGATTTCTTCGTTGATAGCTGTAAACAACTCATCAAAATTAGTTCTTGCTTCTTCTAGTGATTGAGCATTCCAAATGCTAATATAAACAAGAACATCACCATCAATAATTGCTATCATAATAGCTCCTTTATTTGTTCTTTAACGTCAGCTATTATTTAGTTAATAATAACATTAGCTTACCATTTCTTTTCTCGAACTTTCCAATACACCCAGCAATCAGAGCAATGATCTTCTCCGATTAACTTGTCGATTAGCCATACTAAATTAGGTTTTTCATCTCTTTTCCACTGATAATTTCTTGCAGAAAAAGTTTGGTTACTTGCTCCGCCAAGGATAACGTTGATCAGCACAGACAGAGCTGTGCCGACCCTTGTTAAATACTTTTTAACGTTTTCCATTTAAAGCTCTGTCTTCTAATTTATCAATATTGTGTTTCATAAGCTCTTTTAGACTTACGCCTCGTTGTTTTGCAATTACTGTTACAAACCACAATACGTCAGACAGCTCATCAATAATCTCCTCTGTTCGGTTCACGCTCTTGCGAACTTCTTTCATTCGTTCAGACATAACCTCGCCGCATTCGCTAGCTAAACCAGTAAATAAAATTTCATCGGTGGTGCCCCGTTCAAAGAAATCCATTACCATATCGTTATATACTTCAGTGCGCATTGGAATTTCCTCTCCGTCTTTTGTTAGTCTTAACTTCTCAAATTTAATATTATCAGGGTTGTTTACCCAGTCGCTGTAGTCTTCGATGTTTTGTATGCTCCTTAAGGGCAATTAATAGCGGCAAGAATATCAGTAAGCTGTTGGAAGCTTACACATAAAACGTCATACTCGTCTTTCCAGTCTTGCCACTGGCGAATAAAAACAGTGCCATCATCCCCAATAATTACTTCAAGATCTTCATTTCCATCTTGAGTATCAAGAGAACGGATTACTGCTGCATCAGACTCAAATTCAACTGTAAACATTAGCAATAATCTTCTTCAGCAGCTTGATAACCATCGTCATAACCTTTATCATAAATGTTCTTAGCCTCAGTAGTTGAAAGATCTTTTGCAAAATCAGTGATATCGCCTTCAAGCTGATCTAACATTTGCTTAAACTCCCAAGATAGTTCAATACCTTGAAATACACACTCATCATAAAACTTATCAAAACGATTAGCAATAAGTACTTCAACAGAAACAGTAGCGCTCATTTTAAGATCTCCTCTTTGTTTTTCCAGTACCAGTCTTGAACAGGTTTAAGATAGTTCTCAATTGTCTTATCGTTTACATGCCCTGAACGAATCCACTCAACAAAAGTAGAATAATGAAATTCATCTATATTATTGATAAATTCTCTTTCTACTGCCCTTGTTCGTTCTTCAGGAGTAAGCTCGTTAATGGACGTCATAATAGTCATCTCCAATTTTACAGTCACCACATGTCATTATATTAACTCCTAACTGCTTAGGTGCTTCTTCAAAACAACGTATGATTATTTCTTGAGCCTTTGTAGCTTGGTCTTCTTTTACTTCATAAGTTACTTCATCGTGATAAAACAAAAGAATACGACTATCAATGCCTGCTTTTGCTAGCTCATCGTGAATCATATTTACTGTATACTTCATAACAACAGCCTCTGCACCTTGAATAAGGTAATTTAAAGCTTTATGCCTGTCTTGTGGGCTAAGCATAATTTTACGACCATCAAGACCTAAAATAAAGCCTCTTTCTTCAATTGCAGCATTACACTTATTAATTAGACTAACTAGCTTAGGCAACGCTTTCTTGTATTTGTTAATTGACTTGCGAGTTTGATCTACACTTTGATTGATATACCCGCTAAGCTTTTGTGCACCAGCACCATACAAATAAGCAAAGATAAATCGCTTAGCTTCATTACGGCTACAGCCAATAATATCTGCATTCATCTGATGAATATCACCTTCAAGCACTTGCTTAGTAAAGTTGTCATCGCCCATATAATGCGCAAGTAATCGAAGCTGACAAGCAGCAGAGTCAGCAGATACTAGTTTGTATCCTTCTTCTGCGACGAAGAGCCTGCGGAATTCTGGTCCGAGGACCGCTTTCCCGCTAGGTAAGTTGGCGATGATTTTATGGGTTTGCCGAAACGTTGGAGTACCGATATTAAAAACGTCTCCATGTAGTCTTGAATTTTCATCGACATATTCGAACCATCCTTCTAAAATTGATTTACGAGAACGGAGAGTATAATACTCCATTAAAGCTTGGCCTACTTCCCCGAGTGGTTCCAATGAACTATCTGAGAGTTTTGCTGAGACCTTAACGAATTCTCCGTTGATCTTTTTCCAGTTCCATTCATTCGGTTTCCACCCGATTGTTCCAAGATAAGATTTAACCGTATCAGTATTCCCAATATCGCCCACGTTAAAATCAACCCTACAAAAAGAGCCATCTTCCCTAAAGAAAGGGCTATTATCGACGTTGGTATCGTCAGGAAGGTTAAACCAACGCACCAAGTGAACGTTAAGTTTTCCAGCTTTGGTGTAGTTCGGTTTCTTTGGTATTGCATAGCGTTTCCCTGTTATTGGTTCGTGTTCTTGTTGAGTATCAGGGTCTACTACAACAGCTTTAGATGGTAATAGTGGATTTATAAAATCACTAATTTGTTTCATCTTACCATCAATTGTACTAAGTAGCTCTTTAGCAGACTCCTGATCAAATTTCCAACCATTCTCACACTGTTCTGCCATAATACCGTCCATAGTAATTTCTGAACGTAAAGCACTTAATACGCTTTTATTTTTCCATACACGAATATGGTCTGCTAATTCTTTCATAAGATACTTATAAACTTTTACAGTAAGCCTTACGTCTTGCTGCATATACTCAAACATATCCTCGTTAAACTCTTCAAACCCACCTGTATAATCACCCTTGTGGTCTCTAAAGAAAACACCCCACTGCTTTAAGCTGTGCCCAAAGCCGAACCTACGGTAGTTTAATACTTGAGACATAACTTTTGTACAAACTACTGTAGACATAGGTTTCCAGTTAGTTAATTTAGTTAAGGCAGGTACATCATAGCCCATAGCATTGTGAGCAATAATAGTATCTGCCTTATCTAATAATGCTAAGAATTCATTTAGCTGGTGAGGCCGAAACCAGTACTCTGTACCAGTTTCGACATCAATTGCTCCAGCACAATGAAACTTAGATATCTTAGGCAAGAGGTTGTCTGCTTCGATATCAAATACAAGTTTCATATTAGTCCTCGCTTAGGTCTCCATCTAGATCAGAAACCCTTTTCATTTCTTTTGACATATTGTACAATAAATACGCAATTGGCATAGCGTTAGGCTCATCGATAGCCCCTGTATAGAACTGACGTGCCCAGTACTCTAAACTGTCAGATAACTCTTGATAGTTGCTTGATCCAAGATCAAACTCAAGCTTGTCCATGTTGTTCATATTCTTCATCCATCATTTTAATTTCTGCTTCACGATACATTTCATAGGCTATTTGAGCCTCGTGAACGGCTCTGCGGATTGTTGCATCAGGATACCATAGCCGATAGTTTTTAGCCATGCGCTTAATGAAAGCCCGTTCAATTCGTCCCATGTTATTGATCCAATACTGCGTTGATAAGAAATAGCGAAGTTTCAAGGTTGTCAGCACACTCGTCTAGCTCAAAGCTTTCGTAGCGCCCTGTCTCAGCAAGAAAATGTAAAGCACTCTTAATAGAATGACGTGCAGCAAGCAGGTCATCCTTTACGTTTTTAAACGCCTGTTCTTGTTCTTGTTCTGAGTTATAGATACCATCGCCAGTAATCATTTCACGTCTCCATTTACGAAGTCAGGGTATTTTTCTTCCCATTCTTCAATTGTTTCGATATTCTGAATTGTACGATCAAGATACCACTTTGCCTTCTTTAAGTCTTGAGCAAGTGGATCTTTTTTACCAGCACGTAACAAGTATTTAAACGCTTGACCAAGCCCATGAGCTACATAAGGATCATGGTGAGCAAGCACATACTCCATAAGGTCAAAGTATTCAAGACCTTCTGGGTGTTTCTTATAAGCTTCTTTCGGGATTAGCTTATAATGTTTTGGGTTGATTACGTCATCAGTTGCTTCTTTCATAGGCGGCAGTGGTGCATTGTTTTCGCCATAAAACCCATATTCATCAAAGCTGTTATATTTGCTAACATCAGGTTGTTGGTCTTTATACCCTGTTTCTTCTGTTAGGTGATCTTTAGGCTCAACAACAGCCATAGCATCAAACTTATCCTGCAGCATCTCGTTCATAAGCCGTTTCTCCACTCGGTTGTACTTGTTTTCCATAAGGTAGTTAGACCATTCTTTAGCAGAATACTCTGAAGTAATCACTCGACGAAGCCTATTGTCTTCATAAATTTCAATATTAGCTTCAAAGTGGTTTCTTATCTTAAGCTCGATCCAAGTATCTAACGCTACTTGCCAGCTAACTGTACGAAAGAAAGGCTCTGCATCAAAACTTTTCTTCAACCGATAATCAAACTGCGCCATTTACTTCCTCCGCTTTCAATTTCTGTATATGTTGTTTTAGATCAGCCTTGTTTTCAAAGCCATACATCTGCGCAGCTAGCTGTTCTGCATCATAACGAGAATAACCAGCATCATACTCTAGAATAGCACAACGTTCTTCGTACAAGTCTTCTAGAATAAACCATTCTTCACGTTTATAGTCCATAGCTATTTTCCTCAATAAAGCTTTCTTCCATCCAGTCGCCATACTGTTTTTCTAGTGCAGAATAAAGACGATTAGAAATCTTCTTACCTGTTTTAGTGTTGTACATATTAAGAATTTCTACTTCTACCCATTCAGGCTCATCTGAACCCCAGCGGTTAGATCCACCAGAAGTGATATTTGCTTCTACTTCTACTTCAAACAAGTAACTATGACGAAACTGTTCAATCTCAAAGATCATCCATGAGTTACCCATAGTAAACCTCCATTTGTGGTTTGTTGTCTTTAGTCTGAAGAACCGCTAGTAATCCGTTGTATATTGGTTCTTTAGTGTCAGCTATTACAAAGCTGTTATATTTATAGGGATTATATGTCACCCTGCGCCCCTGAGTAAACAAGTGGTAAGGTGAAGCACAAAACTCACCTACAACAAAAGCGTGTACATTCTTTTTACCTTCTTTTAAGACCTTTTCTCGTCCAGCTTGTCTAACAACAAACTTTGGTAATGAAATTACTACTGAGTTAACATGGTGAATTACTCGACCATATGTATCTTTCTCACGGGACTGTATTGAAAAACAATCTTTATGAAGATTCCAATATACTGCTATTGCCATTTTAATATCCTCTTACGGCTCTTACATGTTCATATGATACTTCATCTGCTGTCTTGAAGTATTTCCGGTTTCGTTCAGTTGTTGGAATAAGCTCACACCACGTATTCCACCAGTATTCTGCTCCTTCTTTTTTGACTACTTGCAGATATTCTTCTGCTTTCTTTTTGTTGTTGAAGTATGAGCTTGAGTAGCCAAGTTTTTTAAGGTTATGTGTATCAAGGCAAGCCACGTTATAACCCATCATTTGCATAGCAAAGCTTGCTTTAGCTAACCCTAGTCCTTTGATTTTAAGAACTTCTTGTAGCATAATCTTTTCCGGCGCTGATGACTCAAACAAATCATAAAGATTATCTTTGTTTTCTACCACCCCCAAGTAGCTATCAATCTTATGCCCCCAGAGAGCCTTTGAGCTATGTTTGTTTGCTCGTATGTCTTCTGATAGCTTAGTAATATCTTTAAAGCTTGTACGTATTGTTGCAATTACTGTGCTAAATACGTCTACAATACCTTGGGAACCTGTTTTCAAGATATGCTGCTGAATTAATTTTACATCACGATTATACATAGAACTTCCTTGCTCTTTTAGCTTCTTCTGCTTCTATTTTCTCAAGATCTAAGAAACCAGGGATATTGCCCCCTTTTTCAGTGTTCCAATTATAACGATCATAATCAGCGCTACCTTTGCGGTTAGTAAATGGGCGCAATCGGCCTTCTAGTGCATAAGCATCACGAGCAGTTAGACCTGCTTGTAATATTTCTACTTTGACACTATCATTATATCGCCATAGGAAATTATAGACTTCTCTATGTTTTCTTTTACCAATGGACGCCTCGTAGCATTCCATCATATACCGAAGGATCAAACCTTGAATGTTTAGTGTGCTAACTCCTACATAGCCTTGCATAATACCAAAGTGTTGAAGAACAAACAAACGATACACGACATGTATACCACCTTTAACGCCAATCTTATTAAGTCTATTTTGATAAACTTTTGTCAAACATGTGATTTCTGGCTTTACATTTTTCTTAAACATATTAGGAGTCTCCAAACCATTTTTTCAAGAATTCACGCAGGTCTTTTTCGTTAGTCAGCGGTGTTACGGTATTGTGGTAAACACCTTCTGGACCTACAATAGCAATTTCAGGCTTGCCCATGTAAGACACAATGGACAGGTGTTCAGCACCATTGATGTCAATAATTACTTGTTTTATTTCGTTTATATCAGACATAGAATTTTCCATCTTCATAAGCTGCTACAACCTTAGTTTCAACTACTCTTACGTCATGCCCGTCTTCAACATACTCCCTGTATGTTTTAAACGCTTTTTCTCTTGACTCGAACATAACGTAAGGCTCCCAGTAAAGATCTCCAAGTTCATCTGGCATTAGTACGTGAATTTCGTACATTCTAGGTGAGAACCCCACTATATCATCCTTTCTTCTAGAACTCTTACCTTGTATATTTCAGCACAATCATCATCTAAGCATCGTGCTAATTCTTCAAGTGCTGAATCATAAGTTTGATAGCTTTCTTTATAGTCCCCATCTAAATACAACTCGTAGTATTCTTCTCTAACTTCCATAGATTACTCCGCATACTCAATTGCTGCTTGAATTGCACTATCCAAGTCATCATGGACTTCAGTTGCCATTGCTGTCATAAAAGGATTTAAGTGATCATCTGGATTTTTCCACAAGATAATCACTTTATGTTTCATATGCGCAAACATAACTTCAGCTGCTGTGCCTTGTGCTTTTACTCCTTCATGGTTTCTCATGTCTACTAACAAAACTTCACATCTAGCTATATCTCGCAGGTCTTGCTTAAAGATCCTATTGGCTATGTTTCTTTCTAGTCCTTTGTCATCTAAAGATTGAATGTGATACGGAACTCTTCGGGTAGGATCTAAAACACCAATCCCCGCTGCATCTAGATCCATTGTAGCATGCTCACGCCACATCTTCATTTCTTTACCGGACATATTAGCCATAGGTCCAGCTAGGTATACGCCTCTGCACAGATTCATAGTTGACTCCTTTAATTAAAAAGAGCAGTTTTAAGTCATGCTCAGGACTAATTAATTAGAAGTTGATTTCGTCGTTTAGATCATCTTCTAATGATAATTGATCATCGTCTACCACTTGGTTGTCGGCTACTTTAATGACCTCCATATCAGTCATTTCAAACTCATCTTCACGAGGCTTAGGCTCATACTCTTTAAGCTTTGTTACTTGAACAGCCATAAGCATAGAAGCAATGCCTGTACGGCCACCTACGTTGTATTCATACTGATAAATACGAACATTACCTACAGAACCGTTACCTAGTTTGTTTGGGTCAACCTTTGAAAGATCACCACCAACTAGATCAACTGGGTTTTGAGGTTCACCATTACGCTTCTTTGATTTCTTCTTTAGTGTAGCTTTGTAGAATACACCATCATCATCTTCATCAGGCTTTACGTTGATCTTTAGGTCTTTCCATGACTTAGCTTGTGCTTTATCACGAGTACGAATCTGGACTTCCCATGTTGGGTACTCTTTATCAAACATAGCATTGGGTTTCTTTGGGTCCAGTTTAGCAAACCACAGTTCAACATTTTTCAAAATAGCCATTGTATATTTCCTCTTGGATTGATTGTAAGTGAACTTAATTGTTCTTTAACGTCAGGTATTATTTAGATATTGATTTCAATATGTTCTACCAAATTGAAGTCATCGGCATACAGTTCGCCATACTCTTCCATATCGTCTCCTTCAAACAAGACCATACCCGTAACTGCGTCTTCAATTACTTCTTGAACACGCATACGAGACTTTGGCATGTCATCAAACGCTTTAATATGGACTACATCGCCTTCTTTAAGCGAAAGCAAAGTCTGATTGGAGTACATCCCGGACATTTAGTGTTCCTTTCTCTGGGATTAAGTCTAGGGAGTGAAGCTGTTCTAGAATATTCTCTAAAGGGTTAGCTTCATAAAGTTCTACGAACTTCTGCCTAACATGATAAAACATCTTATCCATATTGCCAGCATGAGACCCGAAGGAATCATGGACAACTGTTACCGGATAAGTCGCATCATGTATACACATAGTTAAGTGAACAGCGTCTAGGCTATGCACAATATTAGGTGCAGCGCCTGTTTTCTGTTTACTCTCGTTAACCGTTGTTTCTTCCCATACTTGAAGTTGTACCTTGATGATATCATCACCATACTTCAACTCTGTACGTTTAGTTGTCGGTTTACGATAGGCTTGGACTACAGGGAACCCGGTTATAGGCGAGAACCAGTGCATATGCTCTTTTCTACTATTTGCCCGCTCAGCGACGGTCTGGAAAAGCCTTAGCATGGCTGCTGGTCCTTTGAGTTCCTCGTAGCAAGTTTGATACACAAGGGCACCTAACATAGCGCCCCATAAGTGTTCTTTGTCTCGTAAATATTCAGAAATATCACGAGTGTCTTCAATTACCTGCTGGCCCATTCCGTAAGAAGTACCGCCGTAACCCAATGTCATAACATTACGTTTAACAGTCTTACGTTGTATTTTCTTGTCTTGAATATTATGCCAGTATACAGGGAATAGTTTTTCACGAAGATCTCTGTTTTGATTTCTCCACTTTTGTGCTTCCTGAAAAGCTAGTGCTTTACGCTCTGACTTATCAGGTGCATTGTTGTATTCTGTCTGTAGCTTAATAGCTGTCTGATAGACTTCATCAAACTTATTCTTAATCTCAGGTTCTAACTTGTTAACTCTTTCTTCAAGGCGATCCCACACTTTTTCAGCGATAAACATGTAAACATCACCTGGAAGTTCACTTGGAACAAGGTTAACAAGAGGTGCTACTTCATCATCTTGAGACATAGCTACAAGGTGTTGAACACCGTTATTAGAACCGTCAATATATACAGGTAAACAACTCGGGAAGTTTTCTGTTGCATACCCGTCACCATGCCAGTTAGATAGCATAGAAAACTCATAACAAGCTGCTAGAAAGCTAAAAGGCTTATCTGCTTTCATCCAGCCTTTGTTTTGCATTGGGTCGCTGGCATAGTCTAGGATACTATCCATGTTATCGTTGACCCATTGCGCACGGTCATCAAGTGATACCTTGTCATTACCCCAGACGTTGGCGGTGTGAACACTGAGCCAGTATAAACCTTCAGATCCAAGAGCAACGGGTTCATCGAGGAGAAGGAGTCCCTTTGCGTTGTCTGAGGATTGTTCATGTAAGAAGGCGGTATTTGGGTAGATTCGCCCTCGAAAATCAAGGTTGTATAAGTGGTAAAAGGTTTTGTCAAGATTTTTCTCCGCTAACCTTTGTATTGCCTCCGCTTCAATAATTAACGAAGCTCTTTTAATTGGATCAATCTCTTTTGTAAACTTAAAAGGATTGTCTTTAGTCTTCATACATTGCTTATATACTTCGAAAACAGGCGCATTAATACGCCAACCAGTGTGATTAAGTTTATTAAGGGTATCAATGATATAAGACATATCATTATTCTCGTAAGCTTTTATAGCTCCTTCGTATCCTTTCTTAATTATGCTTATTCCTGTTTCTCGATGATAAGCCTCCTGAGTCCAATCAGCTGCTGGAACATTAACAGGGAACAAGTCACACTTTTCATTGTCAACTTGATCCATTAACTCTTTAATGGCTTTCCAGTCTTTTGCATATAAGAAGTATGATCGATGTTTATCTTTTTTACCGTTTCGATAAGTGTGCTTTTTTCGATAACCTAAAATACCAAGCTCAATATAGCTAATTAGAACAAACCAGCCACCCTGAACATCTAATACGCTATCCTGTTTTTGACGTAGCTTTTGTCGTAGCCTCCTTCCAATATTACTCGCAACTTCAACTAATGTTGCTTTTCTTTCTAGACCCTTTAGGACATGTGTATAAGAAAAAGATACTATGTCTTCTGCTTTCATTTCTATTAGAAAGCTAGCTGCTTGTCTTTTGTCTAAAAGGGACTGCCGATACTTAAGATCTTCTGTTAAACTTTCTAGTATTGTTTTTTCGGTCATTAATATCTTTCTGTTCATAAGGCTTTGTCTTTCGACCCTTATACTCTTTAGAAACATTAATAATAATTTCCCCTTGAAACAAAAACAAATACAATAGGGAAATTGTTAAAACCATATAATCCTTTGGTAAGAAAAAAAAAAAAAAAAATATTTAAAGAAAGGCCGCCCCCGAAGGGGCGGAAAAGAATAGACAACTTTGCAGAGTAAGCTACAAAGCTGTCGGGAATTTTTATTACAACTACTTGCGCACTTACTTGCCAAGTAGAGGATTTTATTGTTTAAACTTAAACAATCTGAGGATTGTTACGAATTAAAGTCTTCAACCAATTACGAACAGTAGGTCCAGTTACATTGTACTTGTTAGCCACATCTTTTACAGAATAACCTTCTAAAACCTCTGAAGCAGCAATTACACGCATTGCATTGGTAATACTAGTATACTTACGACCTTCAGCAAGAACATAGTAGGATTTTGCTTTTGCAGTTTTCTTTACAGTGTTAGCCATGGTATATCTCCTTTTGGCGTTGTAGACCCCTGTGGTCTAAAAGACCCTCTAAGAAAGAGGGCTAGTTACAACACAGGGAGGATCTCAATGAAACCCAAAATACCCACTATTGCTAATGGGCATTGAGAATCTCACTGTGCATCCTCGTCGAAGTAGTATCCAACAATCTCAAGTTGTTGTTCAAACTCTTCGTCGATGTAGTCTTCATAAGTATGAGACCACTTTTCATCAATTGCTTTAACAAGGTTGCTAAAGCTAATTGAATTAAGATACTCAAGTTTTTCTTCTTGAGTCATTTTATTTTTGTTCATAATACACACTCTCCAATTCTATTTTACCAATACGATCTAAAAACTTTGCTCTGAGTTTGCGAGCATAGTCTTCGGCTTCTTTCGTTGAAGTAAAAGAAGCGTAGTATATTAAAGATAAATTGTTATCGTAAACATTTACCTTTTTAACGAAGTTTGGCATTTTAACCTCCTTAGATTCTGTCGCCAATATAAGCCATAACAGGCAAAATAACTATAAATACACCAGTTAGAACCATAGCACCCATTTTATCCTCCATAGGTTTGTTCATTATAGATGTGTTAGTTTTCTCACTTTTTCCAGACATAGAAAATATGATCACCATGGTGAGCTACTTGTTCTATATCGTCAGCTATTGCCCAGTATGGTTTTACATACTTAGCATGATAGTGAGTTGCACCTGTAATTGGTAACAGGCGAGGGTTGTCGTAAAGCTCTTGAGCTAAGCGTTTAGTCTGATCCCAAGCTTGTCTATCAAGATAACTCATGTTTTCAGGGTTATCAGACTTACCATCGTGAGTCCAGCTAAACTGTTTATTTTGCCAGACTACACTACAAATATCATTAGGAAACCGAGGATCATTAACTCGGTTCATTGTTACCTCTGCAACAAGCATTTGAGCAACTGGACCCTCGTGCCTTGTTTCAAAGAACATATTTAGAGCTAGACACATTACTGCTTCAATCATTCTAATTCTCCATAGCCTCTTTTAAGGCATCTTTCATAACATCTTCCCATTTGTGTTTAGGACATTCCATGATTACAACTGAGAGCGGGGGTCTAAACAAAAATTTTGGTATAATTGAGACTGCATCCCAAAGACCAAAAGCAATAGAACTTGACCAACTTTCATTATTTGGTTTTGATTTCTTCGGCATTTTCTACCTCTGTTTTTTCAGGTAACATGTTTATAAGTGCAGCAATAAAGTTTTTTACTTCTATTTCTTTGTCAATTTGTTTACTAATATAATACAAAAAATCTATTAAGAAAAACCCTAACATGTAGGGGATGCTTGACAATCCAGAAAAAGATAGACCAATAATTATTAGCAACACTATTACGTAACGATTTATTACGTAAACCTTTTCATCAGTATATTTGTGCCAACCTATACGAATGATTAAAGAAACTAAAAACTGGAAAGGATACTGTAACATTTTGATTCTCCTGATTTTAAAGAAATAGCCCCGTAGGGCTATTTGGTTAATACACAACAGCATACTCTTTTTTAAGAGCGGCTGCTTTGTCTTTTTTATCAGCATGATATACAGAAAATCCGTGCTTTCTGTATTTACGCTTCTTTACAGTATTAACTAAATAATCAGAAATTACTAGCTTTACAGTCTTAAATACAAACAAAATTGCTACGATGGCTACGATAACAAACATAATTGCAGACATGATTATTTTCCTCTTGGTTTGCACTTGCGTTGTTGATACTTTATTGTATCATTATAGATGCTATAATTTTCTCACTTTTATAACATAGTTTTGAGCAGTTTTAACACATGCTCAGGTGTAACTTTTATTTATTCTTTGGTTTAGCAAAGAAAACGTAAGCCATTGGAAATGCTCCAAAGAAAAACGCTAGTATAGCCCACAAGTATGGGTTCCTACCATTGTACTTAGAAATTTTAAATGTCATTAGAGACATTAAAAACGCAGCAAGCAATACGTATATAGTAAAGATAGCAGTCATATTTTTTCTCCTTTGATATGACGTTATATCATTATAGATGCGTTAATTTTCTCACTTTTTTTGTTGACATTTTTGATAAAAAAGGGAACCCCCGAAGGGATTCCCAATATAGTTTTAGCCTCTCTCTCTGTTAACAGTTCCTACGCCAGCTGCAATTTGAGGAATCATTTTCATAACTTCCTTCTTTGTCTGACGTGAGATATCGCCAGTAACATTAAGATTAACTACTGTTTGTTGTGTAGACTTATTTTCGCCTTTTAACAATTCAGCAGCTCGTTTACTTGGTAATACATACTCACCCGGAGTAAGCATAACAGGTACACTGTCTTTGCCAATTTGAGGGTTAACAATACCACCAGAATTTAAATATTGGAATGACTTATTTGGGACAACACCACCTTGATACAAAGCTGCACCACCGCCACCGCCAAAAATACCACCAATAAAGCTAAATAATCCTTTGAAAATAGTTTTAAAGAAGTTGCCAATATTCTTAAACAAGTCACCAATAGCAGCACCTTGCTGAGTACCTGCTTCTGCAGCGCCAGTAACAGTTTTACCAACACCTTTTGACCAGTCAAAGATATTTTGGAACAAACTTCCAAGCAATCCATTTTCACCAAACAAGCCTTCAGTAATACCTTTTGCAAAGGCATCAATAACAGAATTAGTAAAGCTATCAAGTAGCATCTTGCCGAATTCTTTGAAGTCACCTGTTTTAAGTGCTTCGGCTAATCCGTTTTCAAAATCTCCTTTAAAGCTTTCTGCAAAGTCAGCTCCAACAGTATTGCCTTCTAAACTAGCCTTTATCTTTTCTGCTTCTGCAAACAACTCTCTAGCTTTATCAATTTGATCAACAGTTAGTTGTCCAATTTCTTGTTCGATATCCCTTAAACGCAAAGTATTTTTAAGAATTTCTCTTACATTAGCACTAGGTTTAGAAAGGATATCTGACACATCAACAGGACTGCCCAGCCCTGATAAAACAGAGTCAAGGTTAGCAAAAGTACTGTTACCAAGAATATTTGCTACTTTGGCCTGAATAGTATCTAATTCTTTAGCAAGCTTTTGACGATTTGTAATATCATCTACTGCAAGCTTATTGACTTTCTTTTGGGCAGCTTCGTATTGTTTAGTATACCCAATTAATTCTTTCATAGCCTTGCCTGAAAGATTAAGTGTATTTTCTAAACCAAACTCGAAACCAATTCCTCCAAGAGAACTAACAAATTTCTCCCAAGGACTTTCTCCGCTGCCGCCGCCAGATTTTGTGCTAGAATCACCCCCACCTAAAATAGAATCAAGTTGCTCTTGCGCCTTTGCTCTTGCTCGTTTTAAGGCTTCAATAATACCAGTATCAACTTGACCAGACCCTACAAGAGCAATTCTTGCAAGAGCTAATGATAGTTGATCAATAGCAGAGCTTGCTTTTAAAATTTGAGTAATTTTAGAAGGCTCAAACCCTAAAACTTGATCTAGACTTACTGAATTTTCAACTTTACTAAGCGCATTTTCGATAGTATCTGTTGATCGAATCAGTGCATTAGTTCTAGCATTTTCAACTTGTACTGTGTTTTCAAGCAATGCTTTTAAGTTGGCAATTTTAGCAACTTGCTCTTGAACTTGTTTATTTGTTAAATTCTTATTATTTGCTAATTCTTTTTCCGCATCATTGATTTCATTTTGAAGCACAGAAATTTGTTTAGCTCTTGCTAAGAAATCTTCATTTTTAAACAAGGTTGGTGGAGCAATTAATTCTTCAATATCTAATTCTGATAATTGTTGATTAATTTTTTCTAAAGGAGTTAAGGCTTTTTCTACCTTACCTTCTGCTAATCCTGCAGCTTTTTCAATACCTTCTGCTGTTGCGTTTAATGCAGCATCATAACGAGCAAAAAATCTTTTACGGTATTCATCTCCTGCTTCGTTGCCATCAATGCGCTCTAGCCCTTCAGTATAAGCAATTGCTGTGTTATTTAGTTGTTCTGTTAACGCAACTAATTGTCTCCTGCTAAGTCTTTTAGCCACCTCGTCAGCATCAATATCAAAAGCGTCTTCACCTGCAGCTGCCTGAAGGTTTTTAACTGCACTTTTGAATAATTCTTCAGCAGAAGTCTTTAAGCCAATGATATAGTTTGCTCTAGCGTCGTCAAGTTCTTTATTTATTCCTGATTGAATATCAGAAATTCCAGATAAATTTCTAGACAAAGGAACTGACAATGCAGCAGCAAAATCAGCAATAAGGTCATTTAATCTTAGCTTGCCCTCTGGGCTTAATCCTTTTTCTACTTCAGCTGAAAGAGAAGCGCCAAGGCTTTCGATAACAATTGCAAAAGCTTTGCCAGATTCTGTTGCTTGTAATTCTGCATTATCTTGAATAGATAAAATAGCAGAAGCAACATCTAATTCACTTCCTTTGCTAAAAGCTGTTTGAAGATTAGTAATTAAATCTACAAGAGCTTCACTTGGGTTGTTAATATCAAGCTGTCTAAGAAGACCTCTTTCATCTCCAGAATTATAATTGCCCAATGAAACGCTTTGATTAGCAATTGCTTGGCTAATAGGTGCAAAAGAAACGCCAGTAACAACAGAGCCAGCATCCGGGCTACCCTTATTTGCTTTACCAATTTCAATTTTAACAAGATCAACTGCTCTTTTAACCCTACGGGTTTCTGAAGCACTTAATTCACCGCTAGTCTCAATAGAACGTTTGGCAGATTCTAAAACTCTATTTGTTCTATTAGCAACCTTAACAAGCTCTTTAGTTTGTTTTTCGTTAACATTCTCGAAGTTAAATCCAGCTAAAAGTTTGTCAAAATTAACATTAATACCAGCATCTGCAAAGCCTTCAACGCTGTCAAATCCGCTTAATGATCCTTCAAGGTCTTTCTTTAATCGTTTTGCCGCTCGGGACATCCCCCCGAAGAATTTCATAGCTTCATCATAAGCATTACCAAAACGTTCGCTGATAGTATCACCTTCACCAAAAAGTGCAATACCCACAAGGCCCGCTGCAGTAGCTCCGGCTAATACTAAACCAATTGTTCCAGTAATAAAAGATGCAATAGCAGCACCAGCGCCTTTTAAAACAACACTAAGTCCAGCTAAGAAAGAACCTTCACCAAGAATTGCTAGTGATAGAATCCCTGCTCTTGCAGTATTTCCAATGGCTAAACCACCAACAAAGCTTGCAATAGCTGCACCTGCAACTTGTAAAGCTTTCTTTACTGCAACACCAATAGCTGCACCTGCTCCTGTTCCAAGTAATGCAAAAAGAATTACGTCACCGTAGGTTGCTACAAATTGACTAATTTGCGCACCAATACTGCCAAACATATTGTCGGTAATGTCCAAAACTTCACTTGTTGCAGCTTCAGCTTCTCTAGGCATAAGTGCAAAAGCAATAGCAGCTCCTGCTGCAATTTTGCCCATATGACGCCTAATAAACGTAGTAAACGCTGCAAATCTAGTTCCAGTACGGTACATAAAACTTTCCCAAGCGGAACTCATAACATTAAGGGAAAGTGCATTTGCAGCAGCGTTTGCAGCTGTTTGACGTCTAAATCTGCGACTAAAGCGTAACCATGCAAAGCTAATATTTTCCATGGTGCCTTGATACTTATCTCTTATTAAGTCAGCAGAATCAGAAAATAATTGGCTAAAAGTACTAAGATTACCAGTAGTAAGAAGCCCCAATAAGCCTTGCCCAATCCCCCGTATAATAGATTGTGATTGCAATATTAATTGAGAAGCTTGTTTACCTCCAAATAATATTTGAGAAAATATACCTCCTGCAATAATTACATCAGTAAGCATATTATCACCAATAAAAGATCTTAAGACCTGATCAGCAGCAAATATAAGCCCTGCATATTTAGCTAAAGTTCTTCTTCCACCACCTTTGCCAATCAATACTGATTCTAAGAAGCTAATTCTATTTCCGCCTTTATCGAATTTGTCTTGACGCTCTTTAATAAAGTTGTCAATAATTTTAGTAGGTCCAAAGCCAGTAAAATAAGCAGTTAAAGCTAAAGCAATTGCACCGGGAATCCAATCAAATAACCCAATTGAGGTAATGCCTTTTAATAGAAGACCAGGTATTCCTGAAATTTCATCTGCTAAAGCTTGGCCAAATCCTCTGGCAATTTGAAAGAATGCCCTTACAATATTTGGAATATTAGCAATAATTACTTCAAAAAGTGCTCCGGCAGATGCGCCCAATGCTTTGCCAAAATCTTGTAATACAGCAGAATCAAGAATTGCATCGCCAAAGGCGGAAGAAATAAAACCAAAAGCAGTAGCAATAAGCCCACCCTTTACAACTTTTAAAATACCAGTTGAAATGCTAGTGCTAATTAATGCTACTAAATTTGCGCCAAATGCTGCTACGAGTATGCCAGACAATAAAGGCGAAATCTGAGAAATTTCTTTATAAGCTTCTGCAATTATTTTGCCAATAGGTTTTAAAATACTTTCGGCAATTCCTAAAACAGACTCCTTAAAATACTTAAACGGATCTTTTGAAAATTCTTCAAATTCTGTTTTTATTGTAATTTTAATTTGTTCATTATTATATAAATCACTTAAATAGGTTTTAGACTTCGTATAAACATTTTTATATGCGTCTATCACTTTGTTAGAAAAGTTATTAACAACTTGTACAGTTTTATTTAAATATTTAACTGCCAAGCCATAAGTTTCTTCCATAGTGTCTGTCCACCATGAGTTACCAATTACTTGATCATACACCCAAAAGAACATTCTTTCAATAAAAATTAGTGCATTCGTAATAATGCCTTTAACAAAATTCATTGCTTGGGTAGATTTACTAATAATGTCATTAAATAGTTTATTAAATAAAGTGCTAACTCTTCCTAAAATTCTAGCCACATCATTTTCTAAACCCTCTAATACTCGCTTAACAGTTTGAGAAAATACATAAAATGAAATTAGTAATTCAGTAACAATTGGCAGTTGTTTTAAGTTTCTATAAAGCTCTTTAAATACTGCCAGAATTATTTCTCCAACAATTTCAAATGTTGTAGCAGAGCTTGTTCTAAATCTGAATAAGCTTTGATTTAAAATTCCAACATAAATTAACGCATCTTGAATAGAGTTTACAGATGAATAAAAGATATTTTTAGTTAGATTACCTAAGTTAACAAATCTGTTTTCATAAAGAATAATTCTTTCTGCTAACTCTTCCATTTTCAAGCTAAACTCTTCAACGGTCTTGACATCAAATAAATCACTAACAAGACCACCCGTAACGCCAAACAAAAGAGAGTCCCAAAGAGATCTAATATTTGTAGATAACCTAGCGAAAGCATTAGATACTTTTAAATAAGCACCAACAAAGCCTGCAAATATTTCATCAGATAGAGTTCTTGTAGGAGTAATTAAGTCACCAATAGCTTGACCTAAACGAGTGGTAAAAGCTATAGCTACTTTAGAAACTGCATTAAAAACAATTTCTGCATCTCTTAAAATATCTACAACGTCTGCAATGCCCGCATATAGGCCTATTTCAAAAGCATTGCCACCTTTCAATACTGCATCGGTTATACGATTAAATGTATCAGTAAATGCTTGAGTGAAGCCAATAGTTCTGCTAATCTCACCAGCAACTCTTCCAATAGTATCTCTCATAACTTGGAAGGCTTGTGTTGAAGTTTGGTTTAAATCACTAAATTCTCTTTCAAGTTTGCTAGATTGATTAAGCAAAGCTTGTAAAACAACATCTGCTGTGATTTTACCTTCAGCTGCAATTTCTCTTAATTGGCCAGTTGTTAAGCCAAGATTATCAGCAATAGCAATGGCAATACGTGGAGCTTGTTCTAATACAGAGTTAAGTTCTTGCCCCCTTAACGCTCCAGCAGACAAACCTTGCCCTAGCTGAAATATAGCTGCTCTGGCTGATTCGATATTGCCCCCAGAAATTGATACAGCTCTTTGAATAGCTAGTGTTGCTTTTTCAATATCTTGAAGACTAGTACCAGAACCTCTTAAAGCAAGGCCAAGCCTATTAAATGTTTCTGCCGCTAGCTCAACAGGCTGTCTAGCATTTCTTGCAATTGTATAAACATTATCTAATGATTTTGCTAACTGATCTGTTCTACCAGTTACAAGTGCAATTCTGTTTTCTAATTCAATTAATGAATTGGTTGTATTGTTAATTGATTTTACTGCAATAGCTGTTCCAAAAGCAGTAGCAATTCCGCTAGCTAATCTTGTTAAAGATTGAGAAACTCTTTTAGTAGTTTTATCAATATTAGCTACAGAACCTTCAAGCTTTTTTAGTTCACCCCTTGCATTTCTTGTATCAGCGTTTACTCTTATATTAACCGCCATATTATCCTCCTATTTTAATAAAAAAGCCCTTGACAGCAAGCTTTGCATATAACAAAGGCCATCAAGGGCAATCTATTAGTCTGAGGTTAAAACACCAATGGTAGAAAGCACTTGTTCAATGAAATATTTAGGTGCTTGTTGACTACTACCATTATTGAGATATACAATGTGTTCTACATCATTAATAATAACTCCAGATTCTGGTCTGAAAATATTATTATACTTTTTGTTACGCCAGCCCTTTCGGGCTTCACCAGTATCTACTGGAGTTACTATTCTTAGTTGATCTGTAGCGTAGTCTATTTGTTCATGGACACCAATCTGCCCAAGCTCTAAAACTTCTTCTTCAATTCGTTTTAATTCTTTTTTAAAGTTTACAACTTCTAATGAG